CCATCAGTAGAGTTCGTGGTTTGGGCAGCTCCTCCTGTGCCTCCAGCACCAATAGTTACTGTTTCTCCAGCAGCGTTGAAAGCTCGAGCGGGCGATCTGAAGTAACTGAATGGACCACCACCTCCTCCTGCTCCTCCACCAGCTGCTGTAGAAGCTCCTCGTCTTCCAGATCCTCCACCAGCACCACCACCCCACAAGTAGACATCTACCCATTTGGTTGAAGCATTAATGGTGAAGGTTCCTGATCCAGTGAACGTAGTGACTATAGTGCCGCTACTTGCTGCAACAGCTTGATACGTAGGAGCAACTCCTGCGCCATTAGAGGTTAAAACTTGTCCAGAGCTTCCTGCTGTAGTAGTAACAAGACGAGTACCGTCGTAATAGACAACCCCGTCAGTAGTTGCCATAGAAGTAGCATTAGTACCACCGTTGGCAATCGCCAATGTTCCCGATAAAGTCTCTGTGGTTCCCGATCCGCCGAAAGACAAGCCAGTGGTTCCACCAGTAAAGGTGAAAGCATTACCCGTTAAAGCGCCTCCCGTATTACCAGTTATGGATATAGAAGATGCAGCTGGAGCCTGAAAGGTTGGCGCTACACCAGCGCCATTGGAGGTGAGCACGTTCGTAGCCGTTCCTACTGCTGTCGTGACCAAGCGAGTACCGTCGTAATACACAACACCGTCGGTATTAGTCATAGAGGTAGCATTGGTACCCCCATTGGCTATACTAACCGGAGTGCTAAGTGCGTATGAAAGAGTAGAAGAGTTGGTAGTTATAGACAGTCCGGTTCCCGCAGTAGGAGTTACCCAGCCAGGATCTGCAGCAGAAGCTCCAATAAGCACCTGTCCATTAGTTCCAACTGCTGTGGGGGTTATAGCCGATGTTCCTTCACCAAGAAGGACACCGTGGGCTGTTAGTGTTATAGCTCCTGTACCGCCCTCAGCAACAGGTTGTGGAGATATTCTTTTATATGCCATTACGTAGGCTCCTCTTTTATAAAGCGACCATTAACAAGCTTGGTACCCTTACGAGACTCACGAAGCTTATCCTTCATGGCTTGCGATTTAGGCTTCCCTTTTCTCTGTTCGCTATACTTTCTCTTTGTCTCTTCAGAATGCAACTTTCCCGTCCTATCAAGCATGGCTAGAGTAGCTATTCCATCGGGACGCATACGTCTTTCTCTCCAAGCATATTTTAGTTTTTCCTTGAAGGACCCTATATCTCTTATAGGTCTATAAATATCCCTGAAGCTTTCGAGTTGTTCTGGCGTGTATGTTCTGCCTTCAGCGCTATAAATAGACTTCCAGACATTATAGGTAGGGCGTAGAATCTCAAAGTAGTACTGCTCTCTTTCCTTCAATAAGGGAAGTTCACAATACTCCAGTACATCGAACGAAAACGAACCAACACCATGTTGGTGCAAGTCAGCTTTTATTCTGACGTTATCCCCATAGCCCTTCCTGAGCAGGTACTCATGTCTTTTTACGCGTCCATATATATTCTTAGAACTACCTATATAGAAATTGCCCGTAACGGTATTAGTCATTCTATATACCCCCGATTGTAACTTACAATCACACCCTTGAGCGCACTTACCTGATACCATAGATCCTCCTGGTTAAATAGAAAGAGTATAGCATAGGTACGAAGTGTTCTAAAATACTTCATATGCGGATCCATCGAAAATCACACTGATCGACTCATACGCCGTGTTCATTACAAAGCTTGTCGCTCCGTCGATATTTACCGCACCACCAACTGTTGTAACCGTTATGTTGCTGGTCGCTGCCAAGCCCTTAGAGTCCTTGATATAAAAGACACGTCCTGTTGCAGGAGCATTAGGGAGCAGTATGCTCACCACGCCTGCTGTAACATCGACTGCTAAGAATTCATCGGTGGTAAGTACGGTGTAAGGAGAAGCTGCATGGTTAACTGAAGTAACGGTGAGCGTTGTCGTTCCGGTAGCTGATATTGTTATGGATCCCGCACCATTAGAGATGGAGATACCCGTTCCTGCTGTAAGGGTTGCCAATACAGGATCCGCACCAGCTGAACCTATAGGTAGCTGGCCGTTGGATGCTACCCCAAGTTGAGTTAGAGCGTTGGCCGCACCACCTACTTGCAATGAGTGCTGAGTTATTCCCGTTAAGGAAATGGTAGCCGTATTAGGACCTGCTGTTCCTGTGGTCGTAAGGTTATTGCCTCCAGAAAGATTGATGACTCCTGCAGTAGCCGTGACGTTATTTCCGTCTTGGGTATGCAATGTGGTAACGGGATTGGCTGCACCGGTTGCGGCAAACGTTATAGAATTAGGACCCGGTGTAATTGATATACCAGTACCTGCAACCAATGAAGCTGTACCTAACTGATCTAATAATTCAGTTACAACTGTCGTAACAGCACCCACGTCAACGCCATCAATACCTGCAATAAAGCAAGTAGTCTGGGAGCTATTGGTACCGATACGGATTACCCCGCTCTCTCCAGTTTGACCACTATTAAGTATGACTATATTGTCTGATTCTAAAGCGTTATAACTCGATCCAGCATCAAATCCTATAGCGACATTGCTAGTACCGCCTGTCAATGAGATCAGAGACTGGAAACCAACAGCCGTATTTTCTGTACCACCAGAAAGGTTAAGTAAAGAAGCGTATCCGACAGCCACATTCTCGCTCGTACCAGGACCAGAAGCAGACATGGCACTATCGCCAAGAATGACGTTGGAATCACCATCTGTTAGGTTCGTACCAGCATCGAATCCAATAATGACGTTACCTAAACCGGTGGTTATAGACTGGCCAGCACTAAATCCTACGGCTACGTTTTCATCCCCACCTGCAAGAGGAGGTACTACTCCCAAGAATAGGTTCCTAAGCCCAAAGTCTAATGTTATCGTGCCAGCGGCTCCTGCAAAAATAGGAGTCGAATTGGCCGTAATAAGATGTATCGCTCCTGTCTGTGCTGGTCCAGTATTACCCGTGATAGAGGTAACACTGCCCGCTGCAGGATTGATACCTAAAATACCCGCCTGACTCATCGTTTCTCCTTAACCGTTAGTTCCATACCAGACCGATAGATACACAGAAGCGACCGTAGGAGCACCTTTCACATAAATGCGGGTACCAGCCCCGATATAGGCAGCTCCACCATAGGAGGTCATATTTGCTGTAAGATCGAGTAGGATGAACGATGAGGCCGGAACAACAAAGTAGTCGCTGATACCATCAACGCTAAATGTCAGTAGAACGTCGGTAGCATTATAGATGTGCATGATACGAACCGGGTAGGTGAACGGAGTTCCAATTCCCGCATAAGTTCCCGATATAGATCCAAAGGCCAAAGTACGTAGTAGATCGGGAACGATACGTATTGCAGAGTTAAGTGTTGCCATACTAGTTCCTTAAGGATTGTATGGTTGATAATAAGCAGACACAGAAACGATGCCGGCATTAGCCATAGCAGAAGGCGCTTTGACATAAATAGGCGTTCCTGCAGCCACAAAACAGTTATAGTTTCCAGCCTGACTGAGAGCGCCTGCTGGCAGATTAAATTGTGAAAGCGTAGGGACAAACTCATGGTCATTCGTACCATCAAAGCTCACTGCTACGTTCGTGTTAGAGCCATTAACAATGCGTAAGAAGCTTGCCGGATGAGTCAAGGTAAGTACCAGCTGGTAAGAGCCAGTAAAAGTCGCTGAGTCAATCGTGCCTATAACCTGTGGTAATAATTTATTTGAAATAGATGAGCCCATTACTACTCCCCTTTTTTATAGAATAGTTGACGGTTATGCTACTTCAGCTTCGTGAACTACTTCCTGTTGCTGACTCTTTTGCTGCTCTTGTGCTTTTACTTGTAGATCAGCGATAGCAACCTTTAAATCATCACACACGGCTATAGCGTCTTCCCACTTGGTTCCAAGCGGTATCATGAGCTGGTAGCGAGTTTTATTTTCGTTCTTATAGATCTCAACACTCACCATTCCAAGATGGTAAACTGATGATTTGTTCTCTTCCATGCTTCTTCTCCTTTAAGAAATTATAGGGGGAGACGTTCTCCCCCTGTTTTTACTGTTATGCAGCGCAAACAATGTTAGTCCACGCCCCTACACCCGTAGCGATGTACATACGAGTAGCTAAAGTCGCGGCTGTTGTATTGATATATAAATCTCCAATATGAAGCGCTAATGGATTTCCAGGCGCTCCTGCTCCCGTATAGATGTAGACCGGTCCAGGAAGTGCAACAAAAGGAGCTGTAAGCGTTATTCCTCCCGTTCCACCTTGGATAGTGGTACTTGCGGTAGTGTTTGTGCTACCTACAATAACCGTGTTAGCAACTGCCCCGTTGGCAATATTCACAAATCCTGCTTGACCGCCAGCAGCCATGAGGCTAAAGGTAGGAGCACCTGCGGTCATAACGCCATTAAGAACGTTCACAACGCTGTTTGCAGCACCATTACCGCTAGCAATATTGATGGTTTGTGTACCAGCGTTCACGAGATTGCCCATGTCTATTCGCTGGCCTGCAGTTGATGCACCGACAATAATAGGGCCGGTCATCGTTGCTAAACCAAGTTGAATAAACGCGCTACCGCTTGTTGAAGTTGCAAGCGTAATACCATTTACTCCGCCAGAGATCGTAGTGCCTGACCCACCTGTTGTGCTTCCTACAAGAACAGTGTTAGCTGATGCATCTGCACCAAATGAGATAGTGTTTCCGTCAGCATTGACCGCAACGCCACCTGTACCTGAATTGATCGTGATCGCTTGAGTGTTGCTGCTGTTGCCGATAGTGACCGCACCATTACCAACAGTAGAAAGATTGGTTGGACCTGGATTGACGGTTAATGACGTGAAGACACCTGCACCACCGACAAGATTGATCCAGTTGGCGGAGTTACTCACGATAGACGTGAGAATGAAGGCAGCATTTGCTGACTTGTTTATCCAAATCGTACCAATCTGAGCAAGGTTGGAGGTGGTTGGATTGGCTGCTGGAGAAACAATGGGAACGGGAAAGACGTTAATCAACGCCTGAGACAGACCATACGCGGTCTGCGTAAACTGTATAGATGACATACTATCTCCTTTTTAAAAGACTTATCATCAACAGATATACCTACGTATAATCAGGGAACAAAAATAATGGATTGGATATATATCAGGAGGGGATTGGATGGAGAAGCGTAAGAGAAGTTACCGTAAAAGATTGATACTCAATATAGACCCAGCAATACACCAGGCCTTGGTTGAAGCAGCGCGCATAAAGGAGATCACGGTCACCAAGTATGTGCTGCAGGTGCTCGCTAAGCAGATCATCAAAGATAAGTTGTATGAATAAACCCGGACACGAGGATAGTCATGCCCGGGTGAAAGTAAGTATTGAGCGAGTCAGGCCCAACCACTAAGGATGTGTAGACTATACTCGATTTATGCTCTTAGAGCTACTATCCGATACGGTTTTCAGTAAGAAATAAAGCTTTTAAAAGTTGCCTCTTGACAAGCTTTTTGGATTGCTTAGATTGGATTATGGATGTAGAGCTAAAGGGAACGTCCGAATAGTAGAGTCAATTATTCTAGACACTTGTCACGTCTATAAGACTCCCTTTTAAGCTATACTCCAGAAAGTAAGTATCGTTAACATCAACCTAAGGAGTCTTTATGACCTACAAGAATCTCATTCTTGCTACACTTCTATTGCCCTCTTTTATTTCTTGCCAAACCGAAGAAGATCGATGTCATAAGATCATCGTTCGTATGTGTTCACTGATGCTCAGAATGATGGCTACTAATCATCAAATGACTGCTGCTATGTGGGCCAATGGAGCACACAATCAGGAGTTCGCTAAAGAAGAAGTAGATAAGGGCTTTGAAATGTACAAAGAAGCAAAACAGCTTGTAGAAGAAATGGAGTCTATAACGTCTCATGAATAAGTCTCTTTATATTATCGCGTTGTTAAGCGTAAAAGTAGCAGTGTGTGGTGATGATCCTACAGCCAAGGATTATTGGTACGGATTTGCAGGTGACAAGTTCCGCCAAGGGATGAAGCACTTCGAAAAAGGTACAGAAAACCTTAATGCGGGAACAGGAAACCTTGTCCAGGCCTCTAAGAACCTAGAAGGGTTCCCGAGCGAAGAGGCTGGAAAGAAATTCGGTGAAGCGCTAGGGGCTGGTGTAGTAGTAGGCGCGGCCGGAGCAGTGAAGTCAGGACTCCTAGCATCCCCAGCCGCAGCAAAAGCAGCTGTTGTTGGCGCAGTGACCTCTCCTGTTGCTATTCCAGTAGCAGTAGGCGCAGCTACAACAGGCCTTTTTGGATATGTGGGATATATTGCTTGGGCAGTCCGCAGAGAAAGCCAGTTCAATCGTTGTTTAAGTCAGCACTTTGATAACGGTAATCTTAATGAACGTGGATTTCCAAGACGTTGCGAATCTCCGGAAAGGAACATACGTTACCATTCCAATAGAGTAGCAGAGACCTATATAGAACGTTTTAGAGCAATGAAGAAGAAGGGGCTTCGTCCAGAAAAATACTGGCTTGGCAACGACGGCTTAGAAGACCAAAAAGACTAAAAGTAAGTATTGTATTTAATCACACCTAAGGAACCATATGACATCAGTTATATCCAGAATCATGATTGCACCAGTTTTGTTCTCAACCCTATTGGGCGCAGCCGAGATTAAGAAAAATAATATATTCCACGATCAAGGTCACTCTATAACACACGATAAACGTGGCTTTAAAGTGAATGGTCAACGCGTAAGCGACGTTGATCTCAGTGGAGATTTGAGGGGCGTTTCTAAGGATGGCCTTAAGAAGCTCTTTGCAAGAGGAAAAGCTATCCAAGCAACCAGAGTTGGACAGGATTGGAGTCTAAAGACTACTGAACGAGTTAAGGGCGGTGGACCTATCGCTGGATACATCGCTTATTGGAGCATGAAAGCATTGTGCTACGGTGGATTGGCTGGCGCAGCTGGTGCAGGATTAACAGCGGCTGCCGCTCTTGCGCTTCCTGCTGGAGCAGTAGGAGGGGTTATGGCTCCTGCAGTTGCTGCCTCTCTAACAGTAGGAGCACCCGCTGCCGTTGGAGCTGCTGCCACAGCTTCTATGGGTACTGGCGGAGCATTGCTCGTTTCAACAGTCGTTGCTAGTAACGCAGCTGCTGCTACAGGAGTTACTCTTGCAGCCGCAGAGATTGCTACTACAGCCGCAGCGACAGGTGGAATTGTTGCCTCAATAGAAACATCGTCTTTAGGCGTTGGTCTATTTTTTAGCAGCCTTCCATTCCTTCCTTAAGAATATACTAATTGGGTAGGGGCTTGTCCTCTACCCTCCATAAAAGGAGCACTAATGATATTAAATTTTACGTGGAAAACCTACGTCGCTCTGGTGATAAACATTACCGTATTCACCATTATAGAGCTCTATTGCTTGAACCCATTACAGCCACATTGGATGACGGTGTTTCTTTTCAGATTCGTCTTAGCAGCGTGGTCAGCTTATTGTACCCGTA